AATAGTCGAGGAGAATTATTTCATGTGGAAAATATCACGCCTTTGTCATTCAAAAAACGAACGTCCCGCGCGAATATGAAGAGTGCAACTAAACCTGATTCTCCTGTCCACCAACGGCTAACAGACATCGAAGATGAAATTGTTGAACGCATAATGAATGGCGAGTCTCAAGCTTCGATCGCCCGCAGTCAGGGTATTTCCTGTTCTCACATGTGCGCATGGGTGCTGGCCAACGCTGAGCGCACGGCAAAAATCAAGGAGGCACGCGCCATCTCCGCCCGACACTGGGACGAAGAGGCGGTAAACGAATTGCGCAGTGCTGATACCTCTGTCGCGGGTTCGGTGGCTATCGCACGGGAAATTGCATCACACTATCGCTGGCGTGCAAAAGCCTACAATCCAGTTGAATACGGTGACAGAACTGTCCTGGCAGGCACTGGTCGGGATGATGCAATCGCTGTTGACGTGCGCGAGTCCAGCGACAACATGGACCGAATGGCCGAGATCATCAAGAACATGGAGCTGACCAGACGCACCACTTCGCAAGACTAATCCACAGGAGACATCAGCATGCTTGAAGGCTTTGAACAGTATCAGAAAACCACAATCGCTTACTTCCGTGATTATGTCCCCGGCGAGAGCTTGAGTGATGTCAAAGTGTGTTCCGGCGTCGTGCCGTGTGCTGGTGGCAAAATAGGCGTAGATCCGAGCAACACCATCGATCAGTGGTATATATCACCCGAGGCACTGGCGCAATTCTATACAAAAGCAGACGAAGCTCCTGTAGCAAAGCCCGCAAAGTCCAAGACCAAATAAATCCACATGCCCACTGCCAACAGTGAAATGAGCCTTGACGCTATGCGGATGGCACTGGCGTCACCTCGTTCTCTCTACGAGGCAGGCATGCAGGGTGATGGCCGTCCTAGCATTCAGAACCAACCGCAGACTTACATGGAAGGTGTTGGTGAGCGCATCACACACCCATTGAGCACGTTGGCGGAAGAAGCTGCACGATGGGGGAGAATGGATCCGGGTGAAGCTGCTGCGCAGTTTGGTGGTGCCGGGATGGCCGGGATCGTCAAGCATAAAGGCGGCAATTGGCTCAACAAGTCTGTGGAGGATTTCATGGGTGACCGCGCTGTTCCTGTCCCTTTATCGTCACTCGGTAAATGGATCAACACCGCCATCCCCAAATACATCAAGAACGAAATGGGAACAGAGGGGGATAGAGTCAGAGCGTTGGCGGAGCAGGGTATCGTGCATAAGGATTTCGCTAACAATAATCGCGTTGCTGATGCAAACGCATTGGCAGCAAAAAGAAGCATTGCAGGATTCCCTGAGCCGCGTGGCATCTCGCAAGCCGCGAGAGGTTGGGAATCCGCTTCGGATGAAGCAATAACCAGCGCAAAAGTCTCAGATCAATCGGCGGGGACGCTGAGGGAAGAACCTTGGCTCTCCAAATTGCCTCCGGACGAAACGGTTTACGGTGTTCACGAATGGCCAGGAGCGCTTGGCTTTAATCACGTAGTAGACGTCCTGCGAAACAAGCTGGCTGATGGAACGCTTCGTCCTGAGTCATTAAGTCGAATGGCTTTCCATGATGCCGTCAGGATGACGCACACTGCCAACCAAGAAGCTGAGGCGTTGTCGCGGAAGGCGGAAGACGCTGGCTTCGCTGGCAACCTGCAACTGCCAGTGATACATGAATACCCTAGCGGCCATAGCTGGAGGAAGTTGCCCGGCGTAGATACGCCCGAAGGTTTGCGAAAGGTGCAGGAGGTCGGATGCGCTGGTGGCTGGTGTACGCAGGGTGAAGCGGCAGCACTAAAATATGGCGGCGACAGCGAGCTGCATGTGCTAATTGATTCAACAGGCAGGCCGCATGTTCAGAATGCATATCAACAGGCAGTAAACTATTCGGACACGCCGGGTGTAAGGCGGCTCGCAGAAATGAAGCCATTCGGCAACAGTTGGGAAAGCCAGCGCGTCAAAGAGTGGATGGAGAAAAACCCCGAGTATCGCAACGAACTGACTCCGATGATGCAGGACTATGTGAAGAAGGGCGCGTTCGATGAATACGCTGACCTTGCCAATGCCGGCTTATTTGATCCACACAAAGTATTCACCATTGCCGAGATCGAAGCGTTAAAAGCTGCTGGTCGAGAAATACCGGGAGCACTCACCATGGAGGAGTTCATCGAACTACAAAAGCTGGCAAACCCGCATCTATACCCGCCAGAACCAACAAAGATGGCCAATGGCGGCTGGGTTGAGCCTTCACTAGATGTCCAGCGCATGACGATGCATAACTAAACATGGATAACTTCCCCTTACAACAAGCCACCCCAGACATTGAGCAGTACGCTCCTGAAGAATATCAGCCCGAAGACTTCGCTGTTGATATGACGGATCAAGGCTTGGTCGAAATGCCTGATGGTTCCGTCATGGTCATGCTGGACGGTGAACAGCAGTCGGGCGGCGACTTCTACGAGAATTTGGCAGCGGTTGTGAGCAAGAGTGAACTGTCCAGCCTCGCCCTGCAATACATCTACAACATCGAATCAGATAAAGAGGCGCGGAAGCAGCGTGATGAGCAGTATGAAGAGGGACTCAGGCGTACTGGCATGGGCGATGACGCTCCCGGCGGTGCTGCATTTGCCGGCGCGGCACGTGTAACGCACCCTGTTATGGCCGAAGCGTGTGTTGATTTCGCAGCACGCGGCATGAAAGAGATATTCCCGCCTGATGGTCCCGTGCGGATAAACATCAAAGGTGAAAACACAGAAGACAAAATAGAGATCGCTGAACGCAAACGCGACTTCATGAACTGGCAGTTGACGGAGCAGATCGTCGAGTTCCGCGATGAGATCGAGCAGTTGCTAACCCAGCTACCATTGGGCGGCAGCCAGTTTCTAAAGATGTGGTGGGACGCTAAGAAGCGCCGTCCATGCGCGGAGTTCGTACCCATCGACAGGATCCTGTTGCCATTCTCCGCGACCAATTTCTATTGTGCGCAGCGCACCACCGAAATGCAGGACATATCTGACTTCGAGTATCGGAGCAGGATCAAGCGCGGGCTGTACTTGGACGGCAGTTATAGCGCGGCCTCACTCGCACCTGATGCCACGTTGTCGGAGTCGGCTAATCAGAAAATAGAGGGCAAGGAGTATCAAGGCACCGACGACACAGAACGCCTGAGGCGCATGTACCACGTGAGTTGCAACCTGTCATTGGAGGACGACCAGATCACAGGCGGCGAAGAAGCTCCGTACATGCTCATGATCGATGACCAAGACTATTCAATCGTTGGCCTGTATCGCAATTGGGAAGACGGCGACGAAACGTTAGAGCGGCTGGATTGGATGGTTGAATTCAAGTTCATTCCATGGCGTGGTGCGTATGCCATCGGCCTGCCCCAGTTGATCGGCGGCTTGGCCGCAAGCGCAACAGGTGCTTTGCGTGCTCTGTTGGACACTGCCCACATCAACAACACTGCAACGATGCTCAAGCTCAAGGGCGCGAAAGTATCCGGGCAATCGAAGAGTGTCGAGGTGACGCAGATCGTTGAGATTGAAGGCGCGGTAGGTGTTGACGACATCCGCAAGATCGCAATGCCAATGCCGTTCAATCCACCTTCGCCTGTGCTGTTCGAATTGTTAGGATGGATCACCAACGCGGCTAAAGGTGTGGTGACAACCGCTGAAGAAAAGATCGCCGACATCACAAGCAACGCGCCAGTGGGCACGACGCAAGCTCTGATTGAGCAAGGCTCCGTGGTGTTCTCCTCGATACACGCGAAGCTCCACGACTCACAAAGGCGTGTGCTCAAGATCCTGCAACGAATCAACAAGTATTATTTGATTGATCAAAAGCAGCAGGACATGGTGGAGGAGTTCGGCGTAACGGAAGCGGACTTCGCGTCCAGCAGCGACATCATCCCGGTCAGCGACCCGCACATATTCTCTGAAGGTCAGCGGGTAGCGCAGAACCAAATGATCTTGCAGCTGATGAAGGAAGCCCCCGGCCTGTACGACCCAAGAGCCGTTCATGGCAGGATCATGAAACAGATGCGCGTGCCGAACGTAGCTGAGATCATGCCGCAGTTCAACAAGAACATCGAAATGCACGCGGCAGACGAGAACGCAGCGATGGCCATTGGGCGGGCAGTTGTTGCGTATCCTGAGCAAGACCACTTGGCACACTTGGAGACGCTGTTCTCCTTCGCGATGAACCCGGCATTAGGCTCTAACCCGATAATGGCTCCAGTGTTTGTGCCAGCGGCCATAGAGCACGCCAAACAGCACATGCTGTTGTGGTACACGCAAAGGGTTGAGGAGTACGCAGCACATGAAACAGGCGAGTTGAAGCCAAAGTACGACAAGAAAAAAGGGTTACGGGAGATAGACCACGCCATTGCTGGCGCGGCACATGCTGTAAACAACGACATCGAGCAAGGCTTCCAGCAGTTCTCCGCTGCATTGCAGCAACTCACACAGATAGCGCAGCAGTACGCACCGCAACCACAGCAAGACCCTATTCTGCAGGCATCACTCGCTGAGACACAGAGGCGCAAGGAAAAGGATATGGCTGATATAACGATGGATGGCAAGAAGCTGGAGCTGTCACACCAACAAGCAACAGAGAAGAATGAGCTGACCGCAGCGATGGCGACAGAGCAGAACCTGACGAAGGAGCGGATATCAACGATTGAGTTGTCTGTTGAGGCCGCAAAGCTGAAGGGTGAGCAGGAAAAGACGGTTGTGGGATTGCAGGACAGAATACAACAATCTATGAATGGAGAAGCATGATGAACGAGAAGAGCAGCAGTGATGCAGCACAGAAGAGCGAACTTGTTTCGCAGCATAAGCGCATGGCAATGGGCGTTCCATTGGATGGTAAATCGCTGTCAGGTGGTGACAAGAAGCCAGCACCAGTGAACAAGACATCCAAGTGATAGATGTTAACAAATTTATCGACGCAGTACAGGCGGAGATAAGCGATGTTTCAACGTACTTGGCAAATGGAACGGCGAAGGATTTCGCGGAGTACAAAGCAAAAGCCGGATACGTTCAAGGGATGCACAAGGTGATGGATATTTTAAACGGGTTGATGGACGAACAAAATGATGCGTAATTGCATTGCTTGCGCTGAGATATGCGCGTTGAAAGGAAAATGATATGGCACAGTTAATGGATGAACAAAAGCGGGATTTAGCGGCTGATATGGCGGCGGGTAGGATGCAGCCTACTGCAAGGAAAATAAACGATGCTGACCAAGCATTCGGAAGAAGATTCATCTTTAAGGATAGCGAATATGAAGGTCAACCCGGCGTGGTTGCCGCAGAAATAGTATTAGATTACCAAGAAAGGTTGAATAGGGCATTCCCGGTCATCCCTCCGGGTGCGCGGCCATTGGGCGCGAGGATACTTGTTCAATTGAAAGCGACAGAAGCGAAGACCACAGAATCAGGCATCATGTTGGTGAAGGAAACCACTGATGCCGAAAAATTCAACAACATGGTGGGTAAAGTCATCGCGATCGGACCGCTGGCATTTAAGAAGCGCGACACGATGGAGCCGTGGCCAGAAGGCGCATGGTGCGCGGAAGGCGATTACATCCGCGTGCCCAAGTGGGGCGGTGACAGATGGGAAGTACCATACGGTGACAAAGATGAGCGTGCATTGTTCGTTGTGCTAAACGACCATGAAGTTATTGCGGCTGTGACAGGCGACCCCCTCGCCATGAAAGCGATTTACTGATGGCCGCCGGACATAGAGAAGACGACGAACTGCCGATTGTCGAAAAAAGTGATGGCACGGTTGAGGTCGATAGTTCAAAAATTGAGCAGCCTGAAGATGATCAACACGAGGGAGAGGAGGGTGAATCAAACCACGTGCCCGATGATGGTGGCGTAGATCAGGCCAGCGACACCGAAGAAATCAGGCGCATCAGACGTGAGAAGCGCAAAGCCCGGAAACAGATGCATGTTCAGGAACGGGCTGAAAAGGATTTCAAATATGAGCAATTGAAGCGTGAAAACGCCCAACTATTAACTCGGTTATCCGCCGTTGAACAGCGCACCAACGCAGCAGACCAAGTGCGGGTGGATAAAGCACTAGAAGATGAGATGGTGCGCCTTGAGTACGCTGAAATGGAGATCAACAAAGCCACGCGCTCCGGTGACGGTGACGCGATGATCGGGGCGCAAAGGATGTTGCACTCAGCGCGGGTCAACGTTGATAAGTTAGCTAACCTTAAACGTCAGGCGACTGAAGCAAGCAAACAACCACAGCAAACACAGGATCCTGTTGTTGCTGAAATGGCTGGCAAATGGATGCGTGAGAATTCTTGGTACGATCCGAACGTCGGTGATCAAGACTCGGCCATTGCAGTCGCTGTTGACAAAGTATTATTGAAAGAGGGATTCAACCCAAGAACTGAAAAGTATTGGGAAGAGTTCACAAACCGATTGAAAAAAACATTGCCTGAACATTACAGTGGCGATGATGATTCAAGTGAAGGAGTTGTCCGTGAAAGACCTAGAAGTATGAATGAGTCATCGGGAAGGGAAGCCAATAGTGGTAGCTCCACGAAAGCGACCTTCACATTAAGCGCGGATCGCGTGAGGGCATTAAAAGAAGCTGGAATGTATGACAATGTCCAAGTGAGAAACAAAATGATCCGTAGGTATATTGACTCAGACAGAAAGGCAGGGAGATAACATGAACGACGACAGAATCAAGAAAACAACTACACCAACGAGTCGCGAGGATCGTGCAACCGAAGACGAAAGCCGTAGACCACCGGAGGATGTAAATGTGTCAGCCGAGCAACGCCGTAAGATGTGGCGTGACGGTTGGACACAAAGCGCATTGCCGCAGTTGCAAACCATACCGGGTTGGCATTTATGTTGGCTATCCACCATCAATCAATATGACACGATTGATAAGCGTATGAAACTAGGATATGTGCCAGTTATGGCAGAAGAACTAGGATTAGATGCTGGATCACGGGTTAAAGACGGTGAATATGCTGGGTTTATTTCATGCAACGAGATGTTGTTGTACAAGATTCCGATGGATGTGTATCAAGAAGTTATGACCATGATGCACCACGATATACCAAACGATGACGCGGCCAACATCAAACGCAAAGTGGAAGAAATGCAAAGCAGAGATAACAACGGTAGAGTTTTAGGATCAGTCGAGGGCGACGGTCTTGCAGATATTGCGGAAAGAAGGTCAGCACCTGTATTCGCTGGCTAATATAACAAACATGGGAGAATTAACATGAGTTCAACAGCAGCACCATTTGGATTGAAGCCTATATACCATCCTAGCGGATTAATTAGGCCAGTAGTGTTAACAGACGGCATTCTATCAACGTACTCCAGCGCTATCCTGAAAGGTCAAGCGATCAAGATGGCTACAACCGGAGTCATTCAAGCGTGCGCAGCAGGGGACGCAATGCTGGGATCGTTCGCTGGGGTGGAATGGACGGACACAACGGGTCGCGCAAGAGTGTCGAATTATTGGCCAGCTAATACCGCATATCTGGCGGGTTCTTGCAGGGCATATTTCTATAGCGATGCTGAAATTGTTTATGAGATGCAAGCAGATGGGTCTCTGACGCAAGCATCAGTCGGTGATGAAGCCGACCTCACTAATGCAACAGCGGGTTCGACGACCACTGGATTGTCTCAGACTACATTAAGCACGACATTGGCAGCGGCTGGGAATAACGCCACATTCAGAATATTGAATCTTGCTCCGAACATTGACAATGCTTGGGGAGATGCATACACGAATGTTCATGTGAGCATCACTAAACATCAATACAGACCAGTCGCTAACGCGATCTAAGGAGAATAAGACATGAGCGCACCAATGCGTAGTACGGACTTTCGTTCAATAGTTGAGCCAATACTGAATGAATGTTTCGATGGGATTTATGATTTAAGGGCAGATGAGTGGTCAAAAGTTTTCAAAGAGGAAAACGGTATCCCTCGTAACTATCACGAAGAGCCGGCGTTGTACGGATTCCCGGCAGCACCTGAGCTTCCTGATGGTGCAGCAGTAACCTATCAACAAGGCGGCGTGCTGTTTATGAAGCGGTATGTCTACAAGGTTTACGGCATGGCATTTGCGTTGACCAAAGTGCTTGTTGAGGACGGCGATCATATTCGTATTGGTCA